CCAGTATTTCATTTTGATTTGTCTCCTTTAATACGGTAGAGAATTAAAGTAAATTGATGAAAAACTTGCGTTTCTGCAAGTAGACTTGACTTTCTTGTTGACTTACTTGCAAAAACGCTTACTTTTTGAAGGTGAGTGCTTACTTCTTGACAAAGGAACAAGTTTTGTGGTCCCAGAAACGGACTTCTTCATAAATCATATCCGTAAACTGATTGGGCGCCTTTGTGGTTACGCAGTAGCCTTCAGCAGCAGCTTTACCAACGACCTTATTAAGGTTTTCTCTATCGGTCTTAACGATCGCGCCAGACTGGGTCTCAAACACAAGGTTCTTAGCCGTAGTTCTAATCAATGTTGCGGCTTCACCAAAGGTGGTATGCCCGCTGCCACAGCGAAACACAGTAACGTTCTGACCGATAGTCATGTTGACGAACTCACCACAAAACCAAACTTTCATTTTGTTTGCCTCCTTTATCCTCTTGACATTATTTATTATGCCGCAAGTTACTGTTTTTGGGAGCCGACGAAACAACCGAGGTTTTACTGCTTTCAGTATGCAGTTCTTACGGTGTTTACTTTTCCAAAGGAACGCGGTATAATATATGAACACTCTCGAACCCAGCCGGCCTTACGGCCGGCCAGGCTCTCGAGCGTTTGAGGTTTAGCTGTCGATGTACTCCAGATACTCTTCATAGGTGATAAAGGTTATCCAGGTGCCATCGACGCAGGCGGCGTAATAGCCGTCCGGGGTGAAGCCCTCACTCATAGGCGCTTCCTCCTTTCTGAGCTCTTGCAGTCGCTACCTGCAAGGGCTCTTTTATTTGCCAGGGTTATCCACCTGACATTATTATTGTACCGTGTTTGGTAATAAAAGGGAGCGCGCTAAACCGCCGGGATTCTGCGGAGTTTCCTATGCGGTTCTACCGCAAATAGTAAAAGAGGCCGAAGCTGTTCCACGAAGGAACGGCCTCGGCCTCTTTAATTAGACGAGCGTATTTACTTTTGCCTGAACCTCTGCGTAGTCGTAGCCGGCAGCTTTAAGCCGGGCTTTACGATCTGCGCCGTTGCCCCATTTGCCCTGGAGAACCTCGCGGGCGATCTCCTCGACAGACTTACCGCCTCCGGAGACGACATAAGTACTAAAGCCGGCGGCTTTCAGCTTAGCAGCCATAGCGATCGCATTGGACTTCTGCGCGAACGCACCGACCTGAACCTTATACAGGCCGTTGACCTTTACCATATAAGTATCAAAGCCCTTAGCCTTGACCTGCTGGAGCAGCGCCTCGGCGCCTGCCTTATTGCGAAACGCGCCAGTCTGTACGCGATACAGGACCTTTTCAGGCTGGGGCCTGGTATCTGTACTCCCGAGGCGTTTGTTGACCTCAGAGGCGATCTGGGCATGCCTGGAATAGAGATATTCACCGGGGCAAGACTTATTGGCGTAGTCGCGGTGTACGGTCATATTGCAGCCGTTCTTGTGGTTCACGCGGTCAGCCTTGCTGGTAGACCAGACGAGGCGTGGAATGCCGTTGCGCTTGCAAATATCAACGAGCAGGTCGATCAAAGCGGCGTAGGCTTTGGCATTGACCGCGTAAGGGTGTTTGGTATCGCTGGCGACCTCGATCGTGATCGCGCGGTTATCATTTGCGGCATTGGAGGAGCACCAGGAGCGGTCCTTCTCCTCGCAGTACATACCGATACGGCCGTCTGCGCCGATACCGTAGTTGCAGGACGCCTGTCTGGAGGTAGGTGCAAAGATATTGCCCAGGGTCTCCACAGAGCACTGGCCGACCACGCAATGGATAGTCACGGTGTCGATCTTGTGATTTCTGGGGCTTGTCCTGTTCGGAGAGATTTTCGTATAAGAGATAAGTTTACTGTTGCTCAACTTCAGCACCTCCCTTGTCATTTAGGATTGCAACGAACTTAGTGTAGGCTTCTTTAATATATTTGCAGGAGACGAGCAGCACAGAGCCGATAATCACGAGGTCGGCGAAGAGGTCAGAGTACTCCTCAGGAATTGCCCAGCCGACCTGAGTAGCAAATAGCGGCAGTGCGGTGATCGACGTACAGAGCAGCGTCAGCCCGACAACGAAGGTCAGAATCTTCAGGCCGCTGGCGATCAGCTTGTCTCGGTCAAAGGGCTCATGCAGAATCTTGATATTGTACCAAAGGGAGAAAGCCACGTTCGCGAGGTACGCAGCGAGGAAGATCAGCATTGCCCAGCCGATATTGATAAGGTTTTGAGTCAAACTTTCCAGCATAGGTTATACCTCCTTTGAGTCGTTATAAATATCAGCCCCGTACTTCTTGCGGAGCTTGATTCGGTTTTCTGCCTTTGCCTTGCTGTAGTAAAAGCCGGTAGCAGTGGCCAGCTCGGCAAAGACGGCGGGAATTAGGTAGGCGAGCGGCGAAGTGTCGCCGGTTCTCCATACGACCGCCAAAGTAAAAGCCGTCACGACAAGCGTAACGGCTCCTACTGAGGCAATCAGTACTTTAGAGAACTCTCGTTTTTTAGTTCGCATCCGGAGGCTGGACCGGCAGCTCGAGGAACTTGTTGTGAAGGTCGTCCATGACGCCGTTAACGCCGAGAGAGTGGTATTGCTTCCAGCAATTCTCAAAGTTCTCTCTTGCGTAAATCGGCGCATAGCCGCGGTCGTCCCACTTGTTATAGTCGTTAATCATCTGCGCCCTGAGCAGAGCCTGCAGTCCCGCCTTCACTGCGGCCGTGTCAGTGGCGTTCTTCTTAACGAGCGAGTGCAGATACTTGAATACTGCCGCAATCAGCGCCGGAGCGCCGAGAAGGCAGAGCCATTGATAGATCGTCATACTACCTCCTCCCAACCGTACACACCAGGTTCCCAAACATTATTTGCGGCAGTGCTGACCCACTTCTTGCCGTTGTGCGACACCTTGTCGCCGAGATTATAGGCGTCGTGCGCGCCGAGGGGCTGAGACCATTCCGGGAACTCAGCTCGGGGGTCTCCGATCTCTTTCCAGAGACTTGCCGCAGAAGGTGGCGTCCAGTCAGCCTGAGAAGTGTGCGCCTGGTTGCAGCGGTAGAGCTTGCCCTTATAGGTGCAGATTGCTTTCGCGGCGTAGCTTACGGGGTAAGCCCAGGCCTGGAACTGTTCGGCGTGCTCGGTCAAGGTAGTATCGTCCAGCTGCTCCGTCTCGGCCAGCTTTACAAAGACGATATTCGCGAGCTCAGGGGTCTTCGCCTTCGCCAGAGCGCTCAGGTTCGCCTCAGTCGTGTAGAACTCTCCGGCGTGGTAGAAGTAGTAGCCTGCGACTACGTTGCCCGGAACGCTCTCGACCTCAACAAGGGCATGGCTGTCGCAGAGATAGCCGACGCGCTCAATAGGCCAGAAGGTATCGGAGTCGTTAGAATAGATCGCGTCGGCGTGTTCCTGGTCGCTGAGAATAACGACGCCGTTAGACTGCCTACGAACGTAGCAGGGATGATTGCAGATTTCCACAATGAGCTTTGCGGAGTTCGTGATTAGGTACATAGCGCTTTCCTCCATTCTGTTTTATTATTCGGGTGGAACCCGAACAACTTCTTAAAGTACAGGTCCATGCGCTGAACGGCATGGAAACTGTTGCCGCGTTTCATGTGTCCGCGCCAGCTTTCATAGGCTCCGCAAATATCAGAGAGCGGAAAGACTTTGCGGATGAACTTACCGCCGATCTTCACGACTCGGCCGACTTCGTTCCAGAGTTTGAACTTCTTGAGCTTGCGCCGCATTTTCTTAATGGTCTCATAGCTCATCTTGCGAAGGACCTTCCCGGTCTCAGTCAACTTGAAACGAACCTGCAGGAACTTGAAGCCCTCACTAAGCCGCTTGATTTTCGTCTTCTTCGTGTTCAGAATGATACCGAGAGACGCGCAGACTTCCTGCATTTGCACGAGACACTTTTGCAGGTACTCTTTGCTCGTGTGAATCAGATAGCCGTCGTCCATGTACCTTGCGTAGCCCTTAATGCCGAGCTTTTCCTTTATAAAGTGATCGAGCTTGTTCGGCAGCATGAGCGCAGCAGTCTGGGAGATTTGACTTCCCAGGCCGTACCCGACCGGACCGAAGTTATCAAGGCACTCATTCGCGAGGGCCCTGATTCGTACGTCATGAATCCGCTTTGCGAGTTCTCTGCTGACAGGCCAGTGCTGGGCGTTCGCAAAGTAGTTGGAGAAGTCAAAGAGCAGGACATACCCGTCCTGGCCGTGCTTCCTGTAGTGCCTTTGCAGGTGACAGGTAAGACGGTTGAGGGCGAAGTCGATACCTTTGTTCTCCGTGCTCGCGCCGTTGTCGTAGATGAACGAGGGCTTGAGCGTAGGGTTGACCACCTTGTCGCAGAGTGTTCTCTGGACTACGCGCTCGCTGATATGAATACTCCTAATGTGCCGCATTTTCCCTCGGTCCCAGAGGTCGAACTCGATAAAGCCTCGGCTTTTATAGGTCCCGTCGAGAAGCGCGCGGCGCGTAGCAGCCGTATTCGTAACCAGGTTAAAGCGGTACATCTGAGTAGAGCTTTTCCAGCCAACCCCGCGGCAGCAGATATGGCCGGATTGATATAGATTTTCATAAGAAAAGACGTCCTCGAAGTCTCCGCATGATCTGCTGAGCGCAAGGCGTCTTTCTTGTCGTCTTTTGACCCGCCTTTGATAGCGGGCCTCGTGTCGTTCTTCGCTTGTCATAAAATAAAAATTGTCCCCTTCGTACAGTAATGCTGAATCTCACGCGAAAAAGGTAACTGCATAGTAGTACCGCCCATGAAACACGGTCCGCGTAAACCGTGCCATGCAAGCAGCGTCCGAGCGACTACATCAAAGGAGTGTTTTAGCCTAAAGGCAGGGTACCAGTCATCCTTCCATAAAGGTACTGAGTTCGGCGGCTGTTTACCGCTTACTATGTCGGACCTGATTCCTTATGGAATCCGAAGCAAACGCCGTTGGAGTTGTTGGCGTTGTTATTGTTGGCGTTGCCGTTGCTGTTCACATTGCAGAAGTTGTTGGAGTTGCTCGCATTAGGAGAACGCTCCCACCACCATTTCGCAGCACAAAGACAACAGTATCATGGCTGGACCCATATATCAGCTAAGGAAGATTTTTGAATCTTTCCCTGTCTGACTTTTTGACGCCGGAAATGAGCTTAGCCTCTTCGGCGATCAGCGACGCCCACTCCTCGAGGGCGTTATCCAACCAGCGCAGCTTCTCAGGGTTCTGCTTCAAGAGGTCGGACATAATACCGAGCTGGCCGATCAGGGCTTGCAAGGTTGCGTTGGCCTCAATCAGGTGATCTCTGCGAAGCTGTGCTTCATGCTGGTTTCCGGGGAAAACGCTGTTCGCCATTTTAACCTCATTGTATACGGTATCGGCGAGAGCGCTGAGCTCCTGAGCGCCGTAAAAGGTATATCTTTTCGGCATCTTCAGGCAGCATTTTCGGGTATGCACAGCGAGCTTGCGCGCAGTCTCTACGAACTGGACCGAGCTGTCCCCTCGCAGCGCTTTATATACTGACATAGTTGGCTTTCACCTCCTACCGGGGCCACAAGGGCCCCGGATTTACTATAGATAGTAGATTAAACACAGAAGCCGAAGCAAACGCCGCCGGAGTTGTTGGCGTAGTAACCGTTGGCGTTGCCGTTGCTGTACACATTGCAGAAGTTGTTGGAGTTGCTCGCATTAGGAGAACGCTCCCACCACCATATCGCAGACCCTGTGCCATTGGCAAGGTGCTTGATACGATTGCCGGCAGTTGCAAAGTACGGGTACTGCGCGCCCTCGCCAGAGGCCGAGTAGGTAGTCGTACCGAAAATTTCGATCTCGGAGAAGAGGAACAGCTTCATAGCATTCGTGTTGATCGTCGAGCTCGCGCTGCCCTTCGAGGTTTTCTTGTTTACGCTTTTCAGCACAGCTTGCAGGTCAGAGGGCAGCTGTTTGAGGAGCGTATTCTGGAGCCAGGAATACATAGCAGAACCTGGGAATCCACCGCTGTTCGTATTCGAGCTGTTCATCTGACGCTGATCCTTCATCAGGTGTTTCAGGCCGAAGGTGATACCGGCTTTGCCGCCGCCCGCAAGATCGTCATGGCCGAAGCCGACGATCACAAGGGTGAGGGTCTCGCCGTTGACGCTGATATTCTTCTCGTCGCCCACCTTCCAAAGGGTGGAGGCTTTACCGGCGGCAGAGGCCTTGCTGATCTGCGCCCAGGTGTTATTTGCGAGAACCTTGTTGAAGAACAGGCACTCTGCGGTATAGGTCTGGCCGGAGTTGGTAATCTGGACGGAAACAGTCTCGGTCTTTTCGCCGGACTTAGAAGCGGAGACCGCGTAAGTGCCGGGGGCGGTGATCTTCAGGTCCAGCACGCCGTTAGACGGGACAGTCCCCGAAACGGTTTTAGGACCAGTTGCGGTTACTGTCGCGCCAGACTCAGAGGTCACGCGCAGAGTTGCCGAGAAGTAGGCCAGAGACAGGCGATACTGCTTTACATCATCGACAACAACGTTCTCAGCTGCGGTCTGGCCGTTCAGCGTAGCGGTCACTGTCCAGGTGCCATAAGCGGGAAGGGCAAAGGTCACCGTGCCGGTGCTCGTAGCACTCAGCGTCTTAGAGCCACTTTTACAGGTGACCGCGCTCCCACTCGGAACAGTAACGATGATCTGCGGAGGCACACCGACCGCGCCGAGCTGCGACTCAGGAATCTTGCCGTCGGCACCAAGCGTGGCCACACCGCCCGCGGTACCTTTCTGGCTTGTAGGAATATAGTCGAGCGCAGGAATCTGCGCAGCCGGAACTTTTCTGTTCCCGTCGAGAGTCGCAACGCCGTTCGCTGTGCCCTTCTGCGCGGTAGGAATGTAGTCCAGGGAAGGCAACTGCCCAGAAGGGACTTTACCGTCAGAGCCAAGGGATGCAACGCCGTCCGGCTTGCCCTTCTGGTTGTTGGGGATGTAGTCGAGCGACGGCAGCTGACCCGCGGGGACCTTGCCGTCCTGGCCGAGCGAGGCGACGCCTCCGGCCTTGCCCTTTTCGGATGTCGGGATATAGCTGAGCGTAGGCAGCTGCTCAGCCGGCAGCTTGCCGCCGGCGTCGAGGTCAGCCTTTTTCTTGAGAACCTCGTCGACCTTATCGGCGTTCGCGTTAAGGTCTGCAACGTCGCCGAAGTCCTCAGGCGCCGGCTTTATCAGGTTGTAGTTTTTCGTGTACGTAGCCATTTACGGAAGTACCTCCTCTTTGATTTCTCTCCAGGTGAGTTTCTTTAACTCTGCCCAGGTATAGGCCTTGATCTGGCCCCAGGTGTTATAAAGAAGCTCAACACTGAAAACCATGTTATAGGGCAAGATTCGCTCAAGGGTTTCTGCAATGATCGTCTCTTGCTTTTTAACAGTAAGAGCGACCTTCACGTTCACCGTAAAGGTCGCTGTATTGATCGTGAGAATATACCCGCCCGCTCCGCAAAGGGACTCCAGAAGAGCCTCCAGGCTCCTTCTAGTGTACGGAATATTCTCGTTATACCTACTGAGCAGCCTGAGCTTGCGGTCGTCCAGGGTGTCCGTGGCGAAGGGCGTGATCTTCAGCATTTTCTCTCTGCGGGCAACGCCGTTTTCAGTCGCCTCCATGATGAACTGGTCATTCATGCAGGCTTCGCAGGCGTCCCAGATAGCCTGGACTTCAGGGGTCTCAGCCTCCATGATTGCCCGCATTTCCTGAACATCTTTCAGCACCTCAGGCAAGTACTCTCTGAGGTCGATCGTTCTGATATTGTTGAAGTTACGCACCGGAGAACGACCCCCTCACTGCAACCGCGTCCTTATCAAGAGTAAGGTTTCCGGCCTGACCGTTCAGAGTCGTGCCGGAAATATCCACAATGCCGGAGAGCGCCAGAAGGCGGGACTCGATCTGCGAGATTCTCACGATCAAGTTAGCCTCTCGTGCCCAGGTAGAATTGAGCTCTCGATAGTACGCGTCGATAGCGTCCTCGATATAGGTGAGGCTTTCTTCCAGGTTCCAGCCAGGGGCGAAAGTCAAGGTCGTAGAGATATTGACCGTGGTGCCGGTCGCGGCAACGATCGTAACCTCGTGGTCGATCGGGGCAAGGCCGATACCCTCGCCGTGGTTCTGCGTGGGGTCAATCGCAGTCTGGACCTTCTCAACCAGAGTACTGGAAGGCGGCTTGTAGTCGCTGTCCGTGATAACGAGCTTGACCGTACCAGGACCTTTCCAGGCTCGGTATGGCTTACAGCCGCCGACGCCGGGCAGAGCCTCAGTCACTTCCACATACTGCCCGCGGTTAAACCCATAGGACTGGTTCTCAAAGCTGTTGAGGTAGCGAAGGCGCAGAGTCTCAGTCGTCTCCTCGTCCTCGCCGTTGATCGCAATCGAGGTAAGTTCTGCCGTAGCAAGGCCCTCGATATACTCAATGGGGATAAGCTGGCCTGTGTAGCTGTTCGGGTCTGCACCTGCAGTCTCGCATTTGAGGTAGTACTTCATGGACGAGATTTTCTCGGTCACAACCCAGTTATACTTATCGCAGGAGAACCGAGTACCGATAGGAATCTCCATGCTAAAGTCGCCGATACCTACCGCCGCAGTAGCGGGCAAAGGCGTAATGCCTCTCTCGCTGCAGCGCTTGATAAGGTAGTCACGGCTTGCTGTGTCAGCGAAGGTCTCGTTGAGTACAGTATCGAGGGCGACATAGATCATCGCGCTTTCCAGCGAGTTCGGCGCAAGCGCGTCGAAAATGATAGAGCCCTCGCGCTTATCAAGGCTCGAGGCTACTCGCGCCAGTTTTTCTTGAAGAATCGCCTCATAGGTCTTATCTTCGTACATCAGTTTCCACCTCCAAGTCACCGAAAATGCTGTGCACGGTAAAGGTAACGTGAACAGTCTCTTTTCCGGTTTCAAACTCAAAGCCGTCTACTGCGGTAACGCGGTCGTCCTGCAGCAGGGCTTCTGTAATACAACGCTTGATCTCTGGGAGCGCGTACTCTTTCGGCTTGCCGATCAGCTCGACGAGCTCCACCCCGTAGTCCCAGGAGTAAATTAGGTACGCATAGCGCTCTGTACTGAGAATCAGGTAGATCGCTTGTCTTAGGGACTCGAGGTTATCGGCCATGCCGCGAATACGCCCATGCTCAATATCCAGAGCGTAAGTGAGACTCGGTTGAGTCTCGACCTCCAGCGTCAGGAGGTCGTCGTCTGTTTTGGGAATCATTTCGGCGCCTCCACTCTGTCTAAAATAATAAACTTCTGCCCGCCGTCAGCCCTCAGCAAAAGGACCTGCTCGCCAGCCTTGAGCGCAAGGTGAACACGAAAGGCCTTTGTACCCTTGTAGGCATGCTTGTGACTGGCAAAAGCTGCGTCGCCGCTGCCGCCGGACGTGTCTTCGGTCTGATGATCGACAGTCATGCGAACCGTGTAATCTCTGACTGCGTTCGTCAGGATAAGCTGCTGTTCGGTAAGCTCCAGTTTCTGGTCTACCTGCACTTTGAGCGGCGCGGCGCTGGTTACCTTGCCGAGTACAAAGGCGAAGGGCTTGCCAGCCTTAACAGCCTCGACGGCGGCGCGTTTTACGTCTCCAAGGAATCCGGTCATATCAGGCGACAAATGTACCACCTCGCAATTTCAGGTCCATCAAGTGCTGATTCTGCTTGAACTTATGCGTTACCTTTTCCACGAGCAAATAGCTCTGGATATTGATGTCGCCGAGCCCGAGCTTCACAATGACGGACGAACCGGCCCGAACCCGAGTATCTCCGAGCGCGTCGGAGATAGACAGGGAACGGGTCTTTGTGTTATAGAGTTTCAAAAGGGCCTCTGCTTTTGCTGCGCCGTTTGTGGCGATCTCCACCTTGTCGGTGTACTGCAGAAGGCCCCACTTGTTGATATTTGCGCTGTCTTTCGCTATGAACACCTCGCGCTTACCGCTTTTCTTATTCTCAAAAGTGATCTTGATCTGGTTATAAGTCTGGCGGTCGATCGAGCTGGAGTAGCTGTAGTTGCCAGCCATGTCCATATCGATACAGAGGTTTAGCTTCATGTTCTCAATGTTTTGCAGCGTCAGCTTGCCGACATTATCATAGAGAACGAAGAGCTTTGTCTTAGCCTGGAGCGTTTCGTCCAGCGCGTTCTGCGCAATATCGAAGAGCGTAGCGTTGTCCTCGGTGCGGGACTCAATGACGTGCTCAGTGTCCTCCAGCTTTCCTGTTTTCAGGCCAAAGTCCTCAGCGATCATCTTAATGACCTCGTTCGCCTTCTTGTTGGAGTAGACGTAGGTGTCTTTGTTCTTGAAGTAGCGGAGCTGATCGTAGGCCGTAACCTCAATGAGGTACGGCGTCCGGCCGGACCGGCTCTTTTCAAACACGAAACCATAAAAAATATCCGTCCCGTCGACGGATAGCTTTACAGGGTTTCCCTCCTGGAAGGAAAGAACGTCGTCCTTGATACAAGAAAACTTGAGCTTACCTGGGGTGCCCTTGCGGTCCCACTCAAGCGTGATACCCTCCTCGATGATAGGGTAGTAGACGGTGCTGCCGTTTTGAATAATCAGGTCTATTTTCATGGAATCGTCAACACCTGCCCCGGATAAATAAGGTTCGGATTCTTGATCTTTCCCTTATTCGCGTTATAGATTTTTGTGTACTGCGCGCCGTTGCCGTAATACTTCTTAGCGATATTCCAAAGGCAGTCACCGGACTTAACCGTGTAGGTCTTGACTTTCGGTGCGCTGGAGGTCTCTCGCTTTTTCTTCTGCTGAACAACGGGCTTTTTTTCAGGCTTTGCCTTTACTACGGTGACGGTCTTCGTCGAGTAGCTGATATACTGCTTGAGCGTGATAGAGACAGTCACGTCTGGGCCCTTTGTGGCGTCCTCTGTGACCGTGTAATTCTCAAGGCTTACTTTCATATTCGTGTCATATAAAAGTCTGCCAGAGGGAGACACACGGCTCACCAGAAAGCGAAACGGCTCCTTGCCGGTCATAAGGCTCTCCAGCTTGTTCAGGTAGGAGTCCGGCCGGCGGTAGCCGTTCGCAAAGGAGTACTGTCCCAGCATGGGAAGTACCGCGTCAAAGGTGATCTCAGTAAGCCCAGGGGCGCACAGGAAGTTTATATCGCCTTCGTTAATCAAGGTCAGCGTTTTATTGTTGCCCTTGATCTTAACGGTCAGTTTCTGCGGAGCGATCGGCAGCTCCATGCCGTCAATGAAAAAGCTATACATTTACTCATGCACCCCCTCAGCAGCGACTTCCAGGGCCTCAGCAAAGCCCTCAGTCAGAGTATTCAGCACGCCGTCAAGGTCCATGTCAGAGTCGATACGGTTGGTCATGCCGGACATATCGATCTTGACTTCGGCGGTGGTGAAACGGTTGATAGCCTCTTGCTCTGCGAGGTCTCGCATATACTTGAGGTCTTCTGTGGTTTCCTTAAGAGACGCAGCCGCGCTGCCAGTGCTGTCCTTGATACCTCCAGGGCCAGACAGGTCCTGACCGATACCGTCAAGCGCCATCTGCTCTGCGGCATTGTTCGCCGCGGCTTCTGCCTTCATCTGGGCATTTGCGCTTTGCAAAGCGCTGACCGAAGAATTGAGCTCAGTTTTCAGGGAGTCGATATGCGCGTCTCGACCGGCTTTAGCTGCCGCAAGCTCGGCCTCGAAGTTCGCAAGCTCCTCAGCTCTCGCAGCCTTTGCAGCCTCATTCTCTGCGGCGGCTGTCGCCGCAAAGGTGACGTGCTCGATTGCCTCAATATTGACCCCGGGGAGCTTGTTCAGCAGCCCGATGAACTTATTGATAAGATCGATCGCGCCGTTAATCATGTTCTGCAAAATCGTCAGAACGGAAACCTTCATGTTTCCCATAAAGTTCGCAATCGCAACGCCGGCCTTCTGCCAGCAGAGCTGGAGTTTTGCGACCAGGTCCATGACCCAGTACACACCGACGAAGAACGCGAGCTTAACTGCATTCCAGCCGACAATCAATGCGAGCGTGCAAAGATTCCAGGCATTACGGAGACCTCCGACAGACTGAATCCACTTATAGATCATGCCTACGAGTATGCCAATCGCTACCGCAATCCAGAGAATCGGGTTAGAAAGCAGCGAGATGATAAGGGCTCGGTTCGCCTCAACCTGGAGCCAGGTGGCCGCGGTATGAACGAGATACGCCGCGGTAAGAATCGCGACCGCCGTAGCCACACCGACAAGCACAGGCTCGATCGCCGCCCAGTTCTCATAAATCCACTGCGCGCCCGCGCCGATAACCTGAATCAAAGGACCGAATGCCTCGAGCAGAATGTTCTGCATCATCGTCCAGACCTGAGAAAAGGTATAAGGCATAGCGCTGAACTGTGCGTTGATTTCATCCGCAGAGCTAAGCATGGCGTCTTTAACAACCTGCGCCGTGATCTGGCCCTCGGCAGCCATAGCCCGAATCTCTCCGACCGATACACCGAGGTGATCGGCAATCGTCTGAATGATCGTAGGCGCCTGCTCAAAGATACTGTTGAGCTCTTCACCTCGCAGCACGCCGGAGGCCATAGCCTGAGTCAGCTGCATCATTGCAGCCTCTTGACCGGCCACAGAAGCGCCTGCAATCGTGAACTGCTTATTGATAAGCTCTGTAAAGGCGACAAGCTCGTCTGTATTGTTAAAGGCGTCTTTCGCCATGATACCCATCTTCGCAACGGCGTCAGCCGTACTCTGATAGGAGGCGCGGGACCTGTTTGCGGAGGCCATGATCTGGTCTTGTAGCGCCGCAGTCTTTTCAAGGTCGCCGGTAATCAGGTTCAGCCGTGCCTCGGTCTGCGTCATGGCGTCCGCAAGACCAATAATATTCTTGATCGACAGCGCAGCGCCGACCGCCGCAGCCGCGTGCATGAACTTCGACTTCATGGACTCCGCTGCGCCGCCGGTTCTACGCGTCTGGTTCTCGACTTCTTCAAGCTGCGCGCCCATCCGAGCAAGCTCTTCACGCGCCGTCTGGAAGGAGCGGGTATCGACTGCGCGCCCAGAAGCGGTCTGCATGGACTCGAAGCTGTTTAGCGCCAGGTTCATTGCTCGGTGAATGCTTCTCAGCGGCGCAGTCATGCCGTCGACCAGAACAAGCTGCGACTTGATAAGTGCCATAGGCCCTCCTTTCTAAGAAAAAAGCGGCGGAGCGGGGCCCCAAACCACTCCGCGCCGCCGTTTATTTTTTCTTGTGCTTTATTTTTGCCGCCTCTTTCTTTTCCTGCTCGACCTTAATATCGATCGCGGCTATGATAAAAGCCTGCGTATAAGGGTCTAAGTCAAGAAAGACGTTCGGCGGCCATTTGAACTTGTGAAGACAGTAGTAGACGTAACTCGCCTCGGGGTCGTCTTCAAGTATTAGTTTTTTGCTTCTTCCACCATTTCCTCGCCGGACTGGAAGCCGTTGACCTCCAGAACCTTCGTAGAGTAGTCCTCAAACTCGGCGGGGGTCAGCATGGTGGTAATCAGCTGCTCCGCGCCCATAACGCCGTAGCTCTGCTGCAGCTCGGCGTCGTTCAGATTAGGGAACACCGTGCAGCGAACGGAGACCTTTGCGAGGTAGGCGTTCGCGTCAAAGTCCTGGGTGAACTGGCCTTTACGGCCAGGCACGGGGATCGTGCGCATACAGGACTTTCTGAGAGAGGCGTTCTCTGCGGCGGTAATGCAGCAGATTTCCCAAGGCATTGCCTCGCCGGTATCGGGGTCCACGAAACGGTCGGACGCGATAAAAGTAACGTTGTCGACCTTCTTTGCGTTCTGAGCAAGGAACGCAGTCAGATTCTTAGCCATAAATAATTACCTCCTGTTTTTTGTGTCGTTTACTGCATGCCGTTCAGCAAGCTAAAGGTCTCAGGCATTTCCCAATCGTCGAAAGTGCCTTCGAGTTCCTCGTCCAGGGTCTCGGCGTCGGCGTCGAACTTCGCAAGGATACCGCCCTTAGTGAGGCAGTTCTTCAGGATAATCGTCTGACGACCGACAGAAGCGGTCGGGTCCTCGTTGGAAACCTGAATGTCGAAGGTCGGCATAAAGCCGGTTCTCTTGTACTCGAGCAACATCTTTCTGATGACGGACTGGTTATAGTGGGCGGTGCCGCTCCAGGTACCGGTCCAGCCGGTGGGCTTGTTGCCCTTACCGGACTTGCCGAGGATAGGAACCTCGGCCACGTTGATCTCCATATTGGACTCGAAGGAGTAGAGCTGCATAAAGCAATATCTGTTTCCGTCGGCCATGGTGATATACGCAGAGGCCTGAGAGCCTGCAACCGCGTCAAGCGCGTTCATAATAGGCTGATTCATAGTTCAAACCTCCTTCTTACATGATGATGACAGACATATAGAGCTGAGCCATGGCGTTCACGACGTTCAGGTTCTTCACAATGCAGAGAACGGCTTTCTTCGTGTCGCCCTGCTCAACGGTCACGCTGTCGGGGTCAAAGTCTTCGATTGCACGAATAGACTCAAGGTTCTGGTGCAGCTTGCAAATGTCGTTCCACAGAGCGACTCTGCCTGCCGCGTCGTTCGGTACGGTACCCAGGTAGCGGGTATTGAAGAGCACGGCCGTGTCATTGGCGATCTGATCGCAGACGCGGATAGTCTGGTTAGACTTGAATACGTCGCCCTTCGTGTCGGAGACAGTGACCAGGGAGTTAATATCCTCCAGGATTCGGGTCTCTCCATTGACGTTGTGGAACATCAGGCGCCCGCTCTTGATCGCGGCCTCGAGTTCGGCCTGGGTGTAGTCGGTGTTGACGGTCAACTCGCCGTCATACTTCTTGTTGGTATTGGACTTATTGACTGCGCAGCCAGCAGACGCGCCGGTCATCCAATACACAAGGCCGTACTGACCCATGCCGGGAATGCTCTCATCATAGCCCGTCACATTACTGCCGACTTCGATAACGCCCTCGTAGTCTCCGATCTTCTCATTGGTAGACAGGTTAAAGATAACCGTCTGGAACTTCGCGCCGATCTCGTCGCGGAGGCGCTTCGTGTAGTTGACGTACAGCTTGATCGTGGTCGGGTCATCGGAAGGACAGCCGAGCGTGTTGAAGCTGTAGCTCTCCAGCTTGTCCAGGAAAGCCTGGTGCGCAGAAGAGTTTGCATTACCGTTCGTGCCGCTCGCGAGCGGGGTCTTCGCGGTTGCCTTCAGCACGGCCTCAGACTTCCAGGTGACAAAGTCGTTGTCCTTCAGCGCGGTAGCCGCGTCGACCGTCTGCATGTCAAGCAGAGTGGTGTCATAGTACAGGCTGACGTCAAAGAGACTCGGCTGATCGGCATTTGCGGCGATAACCACAAACATTTTATTGCCAGCAACGCCGGAATAGCGTGCGGTGCAGAACTCGCACGTAGCTTTCGCGCCGCCGCCGTTCAGGCGGTAAGCGTAAAGGGTCTGCGTATACTGGAACAGCTCACGCAGGGGCTGCAGAGCCTTATCGGTATACGGGTGACCGAACAGCTTAAGGCTGTTCTTCTGGAAGTCCCCGCTCGTCACGGCGAAAACCGTGTTATCGGGGCCCCAGTCCAGCACCAGCGGCATAGCCGCGTAGCCTCTTTCGGAGAGGGTAGCGGACGCCTTAGCCACGCTGGAAAAGTTGATATAAGTACCGGGGAGTACCTTGTTCTGTACTGCCCAGATTCCACCGCCAAGGGCCATATTATTTCACCTTACCTTTCATAAAGTTATCGATCGCAGTATCGACCTCAGCGAGGGTATACTGCTTATCGTCCTCCAAAAGGGCACCAATCAGGTCGCGCCGGTTCGCGTATCGGTTAGACCTGAGCAGCTGCTCTTTCGAGTGCTTAGGAACCGCAGCCTTTGCCGCGGTAGAGGCTTTAGCCATATTACTTTCCTCCTTGCTCAATTTTCAGCGTGCCCATCAGGGTCTCGTTGATCTCTGTACGAGCAAAGTGGTTATACGAGACGAGGAAATGCAGCACGCCAGCAGTGACCTCAAAGCTCATATCCGTGCCGCGCAGCTTATCGCCCCCCGGCAGGTCGATGAGCTTGAGCTCTTCGCAGAGGGTATCGGCTACGCGGTAGCACTCTTCTCGTCCGGCCTTTGGAAAGTAAAGGACGTCAAAGCGAGGGAGCCTCTTTTGACGCTGCGCCGGATAGTCCAGGACTTCGGCATTTACCAAAAGCACAATAAAAGCAGGCGGCCGAAGTCCCTGCTTTACTGTGTCAGACTCGATATGACTTTCAGGAAAGGCCTTTCGCAAGGCCAGAGTGATTCCGTCTAAAATAATGTTCGTGTTAATTTCCGCCATTGCAAACCTCCTTCAGCTTTTGGAGCACCATCTTCTCAAGCACAGACGGGGCGATTCGCTTTAGCTTTTCTTCCGAGATAGTCAGCATGTATTGACCCTCGACCCAGCCCCCGGAAGGGGTTCGGTGACCGAACTCCACATAGGAGGCATATTCTACGGGGTTGATGATCTCAACGGTATACATATTACCGCTCTTTGTCACAGTCAGGGACTGCGCATAACCCTGAGCGGCTTTGCCGTTCTTTGCGCCCCAGCCGCGCCGGAGAGTACCGCCTTTCTTGCCAGAGCCTTTCGGGTATTTGCCGACCGGCGTTGCAGGGATAACCAGCGCCAGAAGTCTGGACGCAAGTTCTTTACTGCAGGCGATACAGAGATCATCAAGCTCCGCGTCGCTCAGTTTGCCAAAGCTGTTCGCGAGCTCTCGATACTGAGAGAAGTCGCAGCGGCCCCAGCGAGCCATTACGCATACCTCTCGAAAGGCACGAGCATGATCTCCTGATGAACGCTGTAAACTGCAGGAGGACCAGACTGCGCATAGGCGTTTGTCTGGCCCTCCTGGGTAACCACGATTTTCGAGCCGGGAGGAATGGCTACGGACTTATCGAGGAACAGTTTCAGCGACTGCTGTGTCAGCGGAGCGCTATCCTGCTCGGTAGTGCTTGAGATACTGGAGAAGGAAAGCCTGCACGGCTGTTTCTGGAGAACCTGGACCTCCGTGGGCTCATCTCGGCCGTTGGCTGGGTTTCTTATAGTCTTAACTGTATAAACGTCGCAGAGGCCCTTCCAGAGCTTCTGGAGCGCGTTCCGATAGTTCTTTACCATACCAGCCTCTTATAAGCCGCGATCAGCTCTGCGCTGGGTTCGATCATCTTTGCAAGCATTGCGTCGAACTGGTCCTCGAAAGAGCCAGTATCGGCGATTGCGAAAGTGACCGAAGTATCGCCCTCAGAGATACTCTTTGCAGGGGCCTCAAAGTCATACTGATCGGCGAGTGCGCCGGTCTGCTTCTTGTCTGCGAGGAACATGCCCGCGGCCATATCCACCCAGACATAGAAAAGGCCCTCAGGCACTTGAAGCTGATTCGTTCTGGCCTTTAGGTCTGCCTCGGCTTTCTTAACATTGTAGTCGATCGCCGCGCTGTCGGTTTCAGCTACCGTATAGCCGAGAGCCGACAGTCGGGTTTTTACTGCCGCGAGTACGTCCACCATAGGCCTTAACCTCTGGAGATGATACGGGCGATAGGAATGACCTTATCAGCGATCGTATCGGTACCGTCGTTAACCAGAGACCAGTTAGTGCCGGTAGCCAGCTCAGCATTGGTGGGGCTGTTGGTAGCCTGGGAGGCCTTCGTGTAGGAGATACCTGCAACAGACACAGCCTTGCGCTTACGGCTGATGAGGGTATCTTCGCCGCCGCGGTGCTTAGCGTCACGAATCATCTCGTACGGCACCTTCGCGCCGACATCTTCCCAACCGATCGCACCCTCACCCAGCACGTAGGTGGTGTAGACGCTGTGCTTGTGAGTGCTGCCTTCCTCGGCAACAGGCATGGAGTCGTCTACGATAACCAGGCGGCCGTTCCAGGAGCCCAGGCCCAGCTTGCGCTCGATACCGTCGGCGTCAGTGTACTTCAGGTAAGTCAGGAGCTTCATGTTCTCCAGGTTGGTAGCAACCGCAGAGTGGCAGAGCACCAGAGAGAACTTACCCTTGTGATCGCCGCAGGCCTTCTGGATAGCGGAGTTCAGAGTGGTGGCGGTCATCATCATGTCAGCGGTAGTCTCGGTGTCGCCGCTTGCGGAGATGTTATAGGTATGGTTGTCCACGAACTTCTTGTTCGCAGTCTTGATCGCGCCGGTGCCGGTATTGGACATGAGGAAGATACCCTTCAAGATGTCAAGCAGAATATCCTGGTCAACGCTGTTCCAGTACTCGTTGATCTGGTTGCGGACGTTCGCCATAAAGTCAACGCCGCCAGTGACGTCGTAGGAGAAGTCAGCCTCAGTCCAGCCGTTCATACGGCCAAAGGTGAAAACACCCTGCTCAAAGGTCTTAGTAGAGCCGGGGTTCAGGTCGCTCACGCCGTCGTAGTTCTGAGCGGCGCCGCCGAGCAGACCGAAGAAAGGCAGAACCGCGTACACAGTACCACCCTGGTTCGCGTTGCCAAAGGTATCGCGCAGGCGCTGGTCGCCCACGATCGCGCGAGACTCTCTCAGCTTATTCAGCTTAGGGTTGGGAACGGCAGACATATACTTGCCGAATGCCTTCTCATTGAAGGACTTAGCATCAAATTTCGCCATTATTGTTCAACTTCCTTTCAAAATTAGTTTGCCGCGTCAGGGTTGTTCTCCATATACGCAGCGAGTTCGTCGTAGGTCATCTTAGAGTAGTCCGGGGGCTGGTTGTTAGGGTCACCGCTCTCACCAGGCTTGAAACCCTTGAATCCAGCCTTGCCAGTCTCGAACATAAAGCCGCTGTCAGGAGCCTCAGCCAGTTTCTTGATCTGGTCGGCCAGTCCCTTAACGGTGCCGTCTGCGTCCAGCTCAGCCTTATCCAGGTCGAGCAGAGCCTTAACGGCTTTTACGTTCTTCGCTTTTGCCGCAGACAGAGCCAGCTCAACGGCGGTATCGATTTTGAGGCTTTTGATCTCAGCCTCATGGGCCTTCGCCGCAGTTGCGTTCTCGGTCTGGAGAGTTGCGATCTGGTTTTTCAGAGCTTCAACGTCGCCGGTAGAGGCCTTGAGGGTCTCCAGCTGCTTGTCGCGCTCCTTAACCGTGTCGGCAAGGTTTTTCTTTTCAGTGTTCAGCGTGTTAAAGTCAGCACGCGCCACGAAGTTCTTACCGATCTCCTCGGAAACCTTCTTGTCGATCTCCTCGGAGTACGCTTCTCCCAAAATAGTTTTCAGCCAGTCCAACATATTTTCCTCCTGTCTCCCGCTATCCTTTTTATCCGGCCAGTTCCGGTATTGCGGGCGCGCTATTTATTGTCCGCCGCGCAAGGCGGTAATTTTTGTATGAAAAAAGCACCGCCTGCGTTATCCGCAGGGGTGCTCTAATCATTATTGCTTGTATGGGGCTCCACGGTCTCCTGTATCGCGTTTTAGCGCTGGGGCCCTTAGGTTTACCCTCTTAGAGCCATTGGCACGATACAGGTCAATTATGAACCCAGAACATCAGCCTCAGACCCTTCAACAATTTCAAATACTTTAGGCGGAAAAAGGTAAGTTTCGTCGAGCTCAGTCATAACACGGTACCAACCTTTTTCGATAGACAGTACTTCACATACTGTACCAGTGGGCATGGCAACGAAGTCCGGCCCGATATACTTCACCTTCAATCCAACCACTCCTTAACAAAGAACTCAAACTTGCCGACGCCAGAGCACTGCACCCAATGGACCTCAGCCTCTCGATCGCCCTCAGGCGTAGCGAGAACACCAAACCCCTTTGCGTGCTGCCAGTCCTCTGGCTTGCCGCCGTAACGGTCAGCATACTTCTCAGCTTTTCTAAAAGGAGACTTTACTCCCTTACCGGCAAAGACCTCTACGTCCTGAATCTTTGTACCTTCAGCGAAGTGGAACATCTCGCCGGTGTCAAGGTCCATGACTTCATAGTTACGGGCTTTCGCACCTACGGACCTCCCTATGATTATATCACGCTGCGGTAAGGTTGTAAGCGCTTTTGGTAGAAATTTTCTTTCCCACTCCTTATAGGTCATATCCTTAGGAACGGTATAGCGCTTGCCCTCGTCGTCTCTTGCGAAACGGTCTCCGAGGTTTTCCATATCCTCGTAGTAAGGCGCGGTCGTGCCGCGGCACCAGGGGTGAAAAGGCGGCGCAGTAACGCCGACTTTGTACTCACTCATAGGGTAGACCTTACCGTCCAAAGAACCGCAAAGGCTGCAGGTCTCCTTGTCAAGGGTCTCCACGATCACGTACTTCTTAACGCCGAGATCGGTAAAGCAGTCTTTTCGCGCCATGTTGGCAAAGGCCGCAGTCTCAGTCATGACCAGGCGGCCGGCCTGCGAGCGGGAAACCTTAAAGCGATCAGCAATCGCCTTAATTGCCTTATTGGGTGCAGCGCCGCGCATGATCGTCTGCGTAAGCTGCGTGTTCACGCTGTTTACCAGGGCTTGCTTATTGGCCCAGATACGATCACTGAACGTCTGGGCGTCCAGAGTCCAGGGTCTTGCGAGCACCTTCTTGATCGTGTCGTCGGTCAAACCGTGAAGGGTCCAGCCGACTCCGATACCCTTTTGCAGCTCAAAGGCTGTATGGTAATAACCTCGTTCATAAACTTCCGCGAGAGAAGTCTCAAGCAGCTCTGTCTGGGCTCCGTGTAGAGCCTCGGCTTGCGCCTGGAGCTGGAGCTTGAGACTATCAAGCCTCGATACATGAACGCGGGCAGAAGCGTTTTTAAGCTGCTTATACCACGCCTGAGAGACTGCGTTCTCTTGACCGTATTTTATATATTCTTCAACGGTCCACCTGAACTCGTCAAGCTCCTGCGTGGTAAGCAGCTTATTAGCCTCGGCGAGAGTTATGCCATTCTCAGTTGCAAAGCGCTGATACCATTTCGCGATTTGCGATTCTATATCCTGAATAGCGGTTGCATACTGCCGCTCGAGGTTCTTTACATAATCATAGCCGGTATCGAGTAAGGACTCTTCAAGAATCCGCATTCGATTGGCCCAGTATTTATCATTCCTCATTTACCGGCTCACCGCCTTCGGGATTGCGCAAAGCGTTGGCCTGCTCAAAGGCTGCGCGGTAGGGGTCAGCTTCCTCTTTCTGCTTTTCGAGGCGTTCCAGCTCTGCTGCGGGGTCATCGACCCACGGGTGCATAGCTACGATCGTCTCGTCAGAGATAATGCCGACAGACTTCGCGCAGTTATCGATAGACTCGGACTCGTTGATAAGAATATCGCGGTTGAAGATAACCGTAATATCTTCGGACTCAAACGAGCCCTTGCCGGTGTTGGCGAGGTGCGTATTGACGAACCAGAGAATCTCTTCAAAAGCAGCTTGCAGCTCGGTCTCCATTGCGTTCGCATCGAGGTCGATGTCGCAATACATGCTCTGGATATTCATCTGATTAGGCGTACCGGAAAGCCGGTCGTCCTTTGCGTCGTAGCTGCGGAGGTTCTCAATGAGCGCCTTTTTCAGGAGCTCCAGAACAGTCTTATAGTTCTCGGCGTTTACCGTGATCTCGAGACTGTCCACACCGCCGTCAGTACCTTCAACCGTACGGACCTTGATAGCTCCGTAGGTAGTGAGGTTGCGCCGGAACTCGCCGAGGTCCTGGCCGTCGTAGTTCTTGAGCACGAGAACCGTGTTCCGCACGTCTTCCTCCATGTTATTCACAAAGTCAGACTGGAGCAGGTTGATCGCATCTTGCAGCGAACGGCCGCGGCGAATCAAGGGAATCTCTTTCGCGTTATACTTGATAGGGATAAGCGGAAAGTGTTCCCAGTTCAGAGGCTTTTCATTGCCCCTGGCGTCTTTCGCCTTAACATAGGACTGCTTCTCGGTGTCCTGTGTCAGCCTGCCGTCCTCAAAGGTGTAAGTCGTAACGCCGTCCATAGTGAAAAGGTCGACCTTCTTGACGATCTTCTTCTCGGTTCCGTAGTACACCTCGACAGGATAGAGCCGCAAAGCCGAATCAAGCTCAGTGTGCGCGGCGTCTGCCCAGAAAGGGAGTACCTCATAGCCGGGGAACACGCGGAAAGCAAGCTCGCCGCTTTTGTTATAGTAGGGGTAGAGCCAGGAGATACCTGCGTTAAAGCACTCAACTCCTGCGGTTTTCAGGGTACGCATGAACTTCATGCCGAGAATCTTCTTGACCTCAGCTACGTACCCGTCATTATCGCAGGAAAAGGAGATTGGCTGACCGAGCAGGTAGTTGGCCTTCTGGTCTACGTGTTTCGCGTATTGGTTATCCACGATACGGTTGTTCGGAAGGTTCTCCACAGGAATCAGCTTCCCGTCAGGACCGATCGCGGTGCGTTTGCGCCGCAGAATATCGTGGTTGCCGACATAGTATCGATCGCCGTCAAGCATTTCCTTACGCTCCGGGGAAGACTCCCAGGCGTCAAGCTCTCTGGCGTAGAACTCAAGCTCAGTGATCGGCCTGCCGGCACGGAGGCGCAGATTAAAAAGCTCTTGCTCAATAGGGTTCATAAATAAAGGCATGATCTCGCCTCCTTAAAAACTAAATCTCGACGGCTGGAACGCAGCGCGGACGAAGTAGCGGGTATCGTCCATTGCGTGGTCGTCGGTTTTAAGAGGCCGGTCATCAATCGCTTTTTCGTCCCAGCGGTAGAGACCGAACTCTCGAATACAGTCCTTACAGCAATCGCAGATAAAGAAGTCGCCGGCGTTCAGCCGAGTGGCGACATCGCGAATACCGTCAAGAACTCTATTGCTTGCAGGCTCAACCATAAAGCGGTCATGCCTGCGTACTACTTCGATAAAAGACGCGGCAGACGGGTCAACAATGAGCTTTCTGATCGGCAGGTTGCCGGCAAGCTCTTCAATTGCTGCATAATGCTCCTCGTCTGTTCGCTGGTGCCGCTGTTTTCGTCCGTCGTAGTAATACTCGCGAATGCGGTACCATTTTCCCTCGCACAGCCCCCACAGCCCGGCCGAAGTCGGGTTCAGGGTGCCGTAGTCGCAGGAGATTAGGTAGTCCTCGTAGCTACGAGGTATAGAAGGAACTATGTGGTAGTCCTTATTAAACATGGTATAGATCAGGCCCTCTGCAACAGTCCACAAACCTCTGATATAGCGGTCATAGAACACGCCGGAATACATACCCTCATATCTGGCCTTGATCTTACTGTCGAGACTGAGGTTGTCGTCCATAGTGAAGTGCAGATAGAGCATATTGCGCTCTGCCGCCTTGCAAATCCACTCTTTATAGAACCAGTGGCCTGGACTTTCAGGGTTGCAGTTGAACCAGAACTTCGAGCCGGAGACAGAGCAACGTGCCATTGCCTGCTCGACAAAGGAACGCGGCATAAGCGCGACCTCATCGAAAAGGACGCCGGCCAGCGTGATACCCTGAATCAGTGTATAGCTGGACTCGTCTCGGCCGCCGAAGAGGTAATAGGTGTTTGTCCGTTTCCCAACGGTCACGACCATCTTGTTCTCACTGCGGCGCTCAGTCACTGTGAAGAGACCCTCAAGCCAGGTAGGAATATGAACAATCACGTTCCGGCGCAGAGCCTCGATCGTTCGGCCGCAGATAGCGAAACTCTGGTTGTTAAACCTTGACATGCTCCAGAGGATAAAGCCGACCGTCATGGAGACTGTCTTACCTGAACGAATGGAACCGTCACAGATAACGCCGTCGCGATTGCCGAAGGCCTTAGTCTTCCACCATATCAGAGTCGCCTTCTGCCGAGTACTGAACTTCTGGTAGATCATTCAAATCCTCCTCTCCGATAGAGTCGATCGCCTCGAAGAGGTTGTTCTCAGACTGCTCCTGTGTCGCGCCGCCCTCAAAGGTGCCGAGGTACTTACCAAGCAGCTCAAGCGCCTTAACCTTATCATGGAGCTTGACCTCCACGCCGTACTGGTTAGCCTTGATACCTGCTATAGCCGGTAGCTTCTCAGGAGTCAGCTCATCAGTCGGAATCATCTCAACCGTAGGCAGTAACCCAGTATTTACGACCTTAGCGAAGTCTGCACCGTTCGCAAACGCGATAGCGGCAAGCTCCTGAAGGACTCGTTCCTGGGTGATCTCCAGCTTATTCTGGAGTTTGACCTGCCTTTTCTGGATTTCAGCCTGGATAACAGGTTTGGAAAGGTTTTCTGCGCCGATCTGCTGAGCCGTCTTTTTGCTGTACCCCGCTCGGATAGCGGCTTGCGTAGCATTCAGGTCGATCAAGTATTCATTTACAAAGCGCCTCTGTTTTGGCGTTAGCTTAGCCGCCACGCTCACCACCTCCTTCGGGGTAAAAGTGTAGTGGGACACTGCACCGGAGGCCCGCGCAGTGTCCCACTAAAAAGACTCGGACGTTTTCCATCCGAGTCTTCCGAGTATAAATTATATCGCGCGCGTAATGTGAATTAACGCGCTTTCGCCGAAAAAGTTTCCAACGCTCTCTTGTGTAGCGTCATCGTCCACCGGAAAGTAAGGTTCATACGAGCCGCGATCTCCTCCCACTTGAGATAGTTGAGATACCGCAGCTCCAAAACCTGTTTCAGAGTCGGGTCCTCGACATACTGGTCGATCGCTCTGCCGATTTCAGCCTCAGCCCTCGTAAGAGCGTTGATCTCGTCCAGTATCTCACTCTGCAGGTCAACGATATTGCAGGCGCAGTCCTCTACCTTCTTAGAGGGAAGAGAGGAGAATGCGGCTACCGGCTTTATCGCCGCTGTGATAGACTCGGCGATCTGCTGCCAACTATCAATGCGCTCTCGCTTGGCCTGAATCCGTGCTCTGGACCGATAGCCGCGGTTGAGAAACTCTTTTGCTTCATCTCTTGTCATGCTGTACCTCCTTGATTCTTGCTTTCAGCGCCTCAAGGCAAGCGTTCTGCCGCACCTCCTTCGGCGCAAGTATGTCGTCTAAAACTCTGTAGTCATAGGTGCCTTTCATCAGGATATGGTGAATCAGGACCGTTTTCTTCTGCCCTGGACGGTGCAAGCGCTTATTTGCCTGCTGGTATAGCTCAAGGCTGGTAGGTAGGCCGTACCATATCGCGATATGGCCTCCAGCTTGAAGGTTCAGCCCATGCCCAGCGCTTGCGGGGTGCGCCAGCATGATCGGAATCTGGCCTTCGTTCCAGCGGACGACTGCACCGTCCTCCTTAATATCTACGGCCTCAGGATAACGCTCCATGATTCTGTCTCGCTCATGCCGAAAAGCGTAGAACACAAGAACAGGCTGGCCGTTCGCCTCCTCGATCAACTGGTCCAGGGCCTCGAGCTTACACTCATGGAGAACCTTGACCTTGCCGTTCTCATCGTACGCCGCGCCACCTGCAGCTTGCAGCAGCTTATTAGTCAGGACCGCAGCAGTAGGAGCGTCAATATCGCCGTCAGCAAACGGAAGAAGAGTGTCCCGCTCCAGAGTCTTATAAAGGTCCATTGCCTCAGGCGTCAGCTCAAACTCTCTCCGCAGGAATAGCCTATCAGGCAGCTGCAAATAGTCTGCGGCGTTCATACTGATACAGAGCTTGCCGATCTTCTCGTAAATCTGTTCCTCTGCGCCGTCTTTCAGTTTCCAGGAAAAGATCGTAGAAGCGTTCCGCTTATCTGGCAGGAAGTAGGTATCGCGGTACCCAGTCAGGGTCTTGCCTAAAGCCTTTCCCTCGTCCAGCAGATACATCTCCGGCCATAGGTCAAGCAGACCGTTCGGCGACGGCGTGCCGGTAAGCCCGACAATTCTCTTGATGTACTTCCGGACCTTTTTCAGGGCCCTAAACCGCTGCGCCTTGCTGGACTTAAAACTCGACAGCTCATCGATGATGACCATATCAAAAGGCCACTTGCTCTTATAGTAGTCGACAAGCCAGACTACATTCTCGCGATTCACGACATAGATGTCAGCCTCCCGCTCGCAAGCTGCAATACGCTCAGCCTTCGACCCCAGTATCATAGAGAGCCTCAGGTGATTCAGGTGGTCCCACTTCTTGATCTCAGGCGGCCAGGTCTCACGCGCCGGTTTCAGCGGAGCGATCACCAGAACCTTGCTCACCGCGAAGTAGTCGTTCAAGAGCTTGTCTGCCGCAGTCAGGCTTACTACCGTTTTCCCCATACCCATATCCAGCAATAGCCCCGCCTCTGGATTTTCAAGGATAAAGTTCTCTGCGAAGGCCTGGTAGTAATACGGCTTAAACTCCATACTCCCTCAACCTCGCTTTCAAGTCCTCCATATCGGAGATACGCCATACAGTGCAGCCGAGCCCGACGAGTGTCGCGATAACCTTCTTCTGTCTGACACTCAACCCGTCGCTCAGCCCCGGGCGCTTGACCTCTATAAAAATGACTTTGCCTCCCGGCAATATCGCGATTCTGTCTGGC